GTCCGACAACTTCGCCGTGACCGTGAACGGCATGGACGGGATCGCCTTGTAGATCCCGTCCACATTCCAGGTTCCCTGCGCCCTCTTCATGTGCAAATGGCTGGCGAAGTCGGTGACATTCAGCGTGTCGAGCGTCCCCAGCGTCGTCCACCCGGTCAGGGAGTTGAACTCGTCGTCATAGGCCGAAGGGGAGACTGGAACGACATCTGGTGATCCCTTCAGGCCCGGGATGCGGACGGATCCTGCCCCCGAGGCAACCTGGACCAGGTCTGCCCCGCCGGTAACGGCTCCCCATGTCCCCGGCGACCCCGCGACCGTGCAGATGATGACCTTGCCGGTCTGGTCGATGACAAAGTCACCAACCTCGAAGGCCCCGGTGATGGGCGCCCCCGAGGTGGTCCCGCCCACGAAACGAGCCGGGGCAGTCGCACCCGTCAACCCAGACGGGGCAGCCACATCGAGGAGATGCTCGGCGTTCCAGTCCGACGGACGCAGGAGGGTGGTATCGCCACCGTCGCTCTTCGGGCTCGTGAAGTCGTGCGTGATGGGCATCGCTACCCTCCGAGCATTCTGCTGGCGACGACATCGACATCGTCACCGCCGCAGATCACCCCGTTCGGCAGGAGCCAGAGGTTGACAGCCTCGCCCTTCACCGTCTTCTTTCCGAGCCCGATGGCAATGACCTCGGAGCCGGCCATCAGGTTGCCAACATGATGCTTCACGAAGAAGGGCTTGTCACCCTCCTCCACGATCACGCAGAGCAGGGGCCGGCCGGAGTCCTTGTGGTAGAGCCACCAGGTTCCCGGGGCCCGCATCGCCACCCTGTTTGTCTCGACCCAGCCCGTCTCGTCCAGGTCGATCCCGATGTTGCCGTTCGCGTTGTCGGTGGGCTGGATGACAAGGTAGAAGGGGAACTCCCCCTGCCAGCCCGTGGTCAGGACCTCGACGGCAGACCCCTCGATGACCTCCATCACGACTCCATTCCCAGCTTCGCTCGAGCCTCCTCGCGGGTGAGGGCCTTGTAGCCGACGCCCTTGAGCTGCTCCTCGCGGAATGACTGCTCGTAGTCCTTGCGGAAGGCGATCTCCCGCAGGAAGGTCTCCTCGGTGATGATCTGCTGGCCGATGTGGCCGATCTTGACCGAGGTGTCCACGAAGATCCTGCTGCCGGAAGCCTTGGCCTCCTCGCAGAAGCGAAAGTCTTCGCCCACCTGTCCGTCCCAGCGGAAGAAGGGCGGAGGGATCATGTGTTCGCGGACCTCGAACTCCGGGAAGCCCTCGCCGGTCTTCTGCATGAGGATGCGGTCGAAGACCCGCTTGTGGATGAGGCAGAACGCCATGCCCGTGGCGTCCACTTCGACCGCCGAGTCCTCCTCCCATTGCTCGAGGAAGGTGTACCCGCTCCAGGTCCGGTGTTCGGTGAGCGGAGCCCGCGTGGCCGAGATGTACATCGTCGGCTGGTAGGGATCACCGCGCTGGAAGCACAGCCCCGACACGATGTCGAGGTCGAACTTCTTCTGGGTCTCGACCAGGGTCTTGATGTCGGACGGCTGCCACATCATGTCGGAGTCGATCAGGATGACCCAGTCGCCCTGCATCCGGCCGATGGTCTCGTTGCGCTGGAAGACCAGCACATTGCCCTGGATGATGTACTTCTTGATGAACTCGCCGGGAGCAAGGAAGCCGTAGTCCGTCATCAGGAGCGAGATGGCCGTCTGGGCCGCGACATGGTCGCGGGTGATCATGGCGATGGTCCCGACGCAGTTCTGGGCGACGGCCGGGTTCTCGTTGATCTCCAGGACCGTCATCTCGGTCCCATCGACAATCCCAGCCCGCCGCGAACGGCGGGCTTTAGGCTTGGCTTCAGTCATCGTCAGGCGGCAACGACGATGGTGGCGGCGGTCTGGACGGCTGCGGGGCTGGTGGGATCCGTCACATCGTAGAGCTGGACGGTGTAGGTCCCGGCGACCGGAAAGATGTACGAGTTGAACTGGAAGGCGCCGTCGGGCGTGACGCCGAAGACCTGGGTCCGACCGACCTCGGCCGCGCCGACCACGAAGGTCATGACATACCGGAACTCGGGGCTGGTCGGGTAGATCGTGGTGCTGAAGCTGCCCGTGTCGTTCGGGTCGGCGCCGGAGATGGCGAAGGTGCAGACCGTCTTCTTGGCGGTGATGCTGCCCGACGCCGGGGTGACGGTGATCGTTGCGGCCATCAGAGGTCCTCCTGGACTACATGGACGAGCTGGTGCTCGTAGGGTACGACGACTTCATCGCGGAACAAGAGCTCCTGACGATCTGCGAACTGCCAGAGCGGGCACCTGGTGCAGCGGTTGAAGATCACCCCGTTGTAGACATCCGGCTCCCAATGGTGGTCGTCGCACACATTGGTCGGTCCCGGATGCCTTCTCGGTGACTTCAGGGGATGCCACGAGAACGGCGGCTCGTGGATGAAGATCTTCTCGCCGCACATGCGCCAGGCGAGGTTCTGATCCTCGGATCCATGTCGTCCGAGGAACATCATGTCGAAGCCGCCAGCGGCCAGGATCGCCTCGCGGTAGACCCCCATGCAGCCGGCGTAGCCGCTCTGGTAGAGATGCTCCTGGTTGACCCCGATCTCGCGGGACCTTCCGTGGTTGGAAGGCAGATCTAGGAGCTGCTGGAACCCGTGATCGTCGAAGTTGATGAAGCGGTGGTGGCCCCAGGCGATCTCCCTTTCGGAGAGGAGCTGCTCGAAGTCCCGGACCATGTGGCGAGGAGCGACCTGGTCGTCGTCCTGGAAGATGATGACATCGGCGCCCGACTCCCAGATGCCGATGTTGCGCCGCAGCGCCACATCCTTGTAGCCGTAGGGGTACTCGTCGCTCGTGAAACGCAGGACCCGGATTGGGACCGGGAAGATGTCGGGGACCTCGTTGACCTCGTTCGATACGACGGTCACCTGGTCCGGCAGCCGGGACTGTGAGCCCAGCGACCAGAGAAGAAGATCCGGGTTGCCTGCGGCCGGGATGACGACCTCGATCTTCATGCCCGTCGCAACACCGCCAGGCCGTAGTCGCTCGGGTAGACCTTCTCGAGGGTGTATTCGGGGTTCTTCTTCAGCCAGTCGTCCACGGCCGGCTTGACCTCGGGAGCGGTGACGCAGAGGTAGTCGTGGAGGGTGATGTACTCGGGGCGCAACGTGGCTGCCCGGTAGAGCTCGAGGATGGTCTGGGGGTAGGTGTGTTCGCTGTCGATCATCACCCAGTCCACCCGCTGGGGGAGGTCCACCTTGACCGAGTCGCCCACCACGAAGGTCCAGCGGGGGTCGGTGCTGACGCGCTCGGGGATCGGGCACTCGGGGTTGATGTCCACTCCGATCAGGACACCGTCTGGCGGAAGGCCGTCGAGGATCGCCCACGAGGAGACCGCTCCCCGGATACCGAACTCGACCACGACCCTGGCCCGTGAAGCGAACTCCATCAGGTGCCCCAGGTGCGGCTCCATGTCCACCCAGGCTTTCGCGTAGGCCACCAGGTCCATCCCCGGCCTGTACTCATCCCTCTCCGGCATGTTCCCTCCACCTCGTGTCGTGCCACCTGATGTACCGCTCGGGTGTCCCGAGATCGACATAGTTGCCCAGGAACGCCCAGCCCATCTTCAGCTTCCCGAGCTGGGGACCGTCCTTCTCGGCGTCGGTGAATGTCGCCAGGGCTCCGGCCCGAATGACGAAGGCCCCCCAGCCCTTGACCATCCCCAGGCCACTGTTGGGGCGCTTCGTCTCGACCCGCAGAACCCGATCCCCATCCAGGATCACATTGTCGAGCTCATCCGACGCGGCCATGAACAGGGCCAGGGCCCCGTCTTCCTTGCAGGCCGCGACGACATCAGCGAGGCCACGGTCGCGGTTGCAGCGCCAGATCGCGTCCGGAAGGATCGTAACGACGAGAATGTCCTTCCCAAACTCCGCAGCCAACATCTTGCCGGCCTCCCCGAGGGCACCGGGCAGGGCCGGGGCCTCGATCCACAACGTCTCCACGTTGTCGGCGTCGAGGGCCCGCAAGAGGCATCCGTCGGTCGTCGAGTTGACGATGGCGAAGATGCGATTGGTCACCTTACGGAGCTCGGCCAGGGTGTGGTGGTAGAGAGGCACGATGCCGGCTCCGGTGATGGTCGGAGCCAGTGGCTTGGGGAACGGCATGCCGAGCCTGGTCCCGTTCCCGCCCATGGGCATGAGGCCGATGACTTCAGGCAAGCGCGTCCCTCACCTTCGCGATGTCTCCTGCGGCGTAGAACTCGAGCCAGGTCGCGAAGACCGTCCGGTCGTGGATGTACATCTCCTCGGAGTTGCTGGCCCGGTAGCTGTCGTCCATCGTTCCCTTCCCGAAGAACGGGTGGAGATGCTCGATGACCACATCCGGCATGTAGTGCAGGCACCCGGCACCCTCGCCCAGGACCTTCCAGGCATTGTCGATGTACAGGTGGCGGGCAGTCTTCAGGCCGAAGTAGCCGAGGGCCCGGACGATGGGCGTGGTCACGAAGACATGGGTCGGGATGTCGCTTCGGGCGAGGTCCCAGGCGTAGGCGTAGCCACCGCCTGCGAGGACTTCGGTGACGACGATGTCCCAGCCGTAGGTGCGGAAGCGGTTGTCGTCTCCGATGAAGCCCAGGATGGATGGGGCCTCTTCCGCCAGGAGCCGATCAACAGCCGATTGCAGGACTTCATTCATCCACTCTCTGCGGGGGACCGTGACATACGGAACCTGGTACTCGCCAACATCCTCATCGTCGTTGAGGATGAAGACGAGGCTCGTATCCGGGAGCATCTTCGTCGCGACGAAGGTCTCCCAGCATTCACGGGCTGCGGCTGGCCGGCCCTTGGACGGGCACAGGACGAGCAGGCTCATGTCACTCCTCGCGCAAGGGCGGGTACTCGCCGCCCAGCTCGATGATGATGTTCTGGAGGATCCCGATGTACCCCATCAGGTCCTTCCTGTGAAGAGCGACATGGGCCGAGAGCGACATCTTCACGAGGTTCTCGGGCGTGTCGTTGTCCTTCGATCCATCAAGGTGGTGGATGACATACCCCCGCTCGACGATCTCTCCTGGGTGCGCCGCCATCCACACCTTGACTGATCGGTGGTAGTACCTCTTGGCGTCTGGATCCCAGACGCGCCATCGGCCGTCGCGATCCCGGTGCATCCCTCCCTTCCAGTTGGGAGCATCGGGACCGCGCTTGCCGCTATTCCCTAGACGAGTCGGACGAGCCACAGCAGGAACACCTCCTGCTGTACTTTATCACGCCTCGTCGTAAGAATAGTTCACCGTCTGCTGAGTCCAGTTTCCCGGGCCAGCAGTCGCGCCGACCGCGAGCTGCATCACGAGGTACTTGGTGTAGGCGTTGAGCTGACCCGCCGTGTACTGCGCCACATCCCAGGTCGCCTTGTTGCCGGCGGTGTAGGTGGTGGCGTTCGCGTTGGCGATGGCCGAGGCGGCCGTGGTGCCCTGCTGGTATGTCACATAGGCCCCGGTGAAGTTCAGCGTCGTGGTCGTGTCCACGGTGCTGTTGAACCACACCTTGAAGCTCTGGACATAGTTCGCGGGGGTGGCGGTGATCTTGAGCCGGATCCACTTCTCGTAGGAGTTGGTGCCGACCGTGATCGGGTTGGCCTGGCGGTTCGCCAGGGTGTTGGTGGCGTTGTCGGCCGAGATCAGGTCAATGCCGGTGACGGAGTCCGTCACGGTAGGACCCGCTGCGGTCGAGACCGCCAGGACGAGGGTTGCGGCCATTGGTTACTCCTTGCTGGGCCCTGATCCGGCTACTTGGCTGGAGTCTTGGGCTTGGAGCCGTTCGACTGGCCCGCTGCCGGCGCGGGCGGCGGTGTGGCGACTTCCTTGGCTGTGAGGACCTCATCGACCGTCACGACGCCGAGGGGCGTGTTCGCCATGAGCTTGTTGTTCGGGTTGGACTCGTCGTTGATGTCCCCGAGGGGAGGGCGACCTTCATCCTGCCGCGCTTCGTTCACCGTCTTGTAAGGCATGCCTGCGAGCGCCAACTTGTTGATGTTGGCCTTGGACATGGACTCCTTGATGTTCAGGCGAGTGAAGCGGAAGGCAAGGTTGTTGGCGGTGCCTCCATACGAGTCATCCCAGACGATCTCCCGAGTGAAGTAGTCCTGGACGAGGGCGAGCAACGGTCGCAGCCCCTGATCCTGGGTCAGCTCCTGCTGGATCTCTCCTTCGGAGCGGTTGATGTTGAACGAGAGGCCGATGTCCTGCGGTGAGATCAGGTAGACGGCGCAGATCTTCCGCACGAGGTAGTCGAGCCACTCGCGGTACTGCATCTCCCGGTTCGATCCACGGAACGGGATGAACTTCGCGCCCTTGGTGCCACCGAGGAACGCCATCGCGCCCCTGCCGGCCACCTCATAGGTCCAGTACGACTTGAAGCCCTCGACCTGTTCCGGCCGAGCTCCCTCGCCAAGGTCCAGCATCCCGTCTGGGGCTGCGTTCGTCACCTGGCGTGTGTTGTAGGAGGAGCCGTTCAGCTCGGCGTCCACGGTCATCTTCAGGGTCTCGAGGGGAGACAGCCCGACAACCGAGTAGGTCCGGGGGTTCGCCATGATGTAGACGAGGTCCTGGTTGCGGAAGGGCACCTCGTAGGTCGGCGCCGGCACCCACCAGTAGCGGGTCTCGTCGGGATCGCCGTCCCACAGGGCATTGACCTTGACCTTGGCCCCGTCCACGGCGTGGAGGAAGGCCACCCCGCCACCGAGGGTGCGCTCCTTCTCGATGGATCCGGCATCGAGGACCAGGATGTCCTCGATGATCGGCTCGACCCAGGACCGGAAGGACTCGACGGACGGGTTGGGGCGGATGAACAGGTCACGCAGCTCGGCCTGGAGGCTCTCCTTGATGGGCTTCGTCTGGTCGAAGGCCACGATGTCCCACTCGGCCGAGGAGACCTGGGCCTTGCGGACATTGATCGCGGCGCGGATCCACTCCGAGTGCTCGGCCCAGTTGCGGAACAGGCTCGAGCTCGACTTCCCGACCTTCCCGCGCTCCTGGAAGATCAGGTTGGCGCTGCCTGGGGGGAGGTTCTTGGGGCTGGTCCGGTAGGACCGGGTGATCATGTCCGAGATGACGCCCATCAGCGCAGCTCCTTGAAGTGCGCCGCAAGGATCCGATCTTGCTGGGCGTTGAGAAAGTCGGTCTCGACCTTCTGGTTGGCGGCCGTGATGGCCTCTTCGTAGGTGAGACGGTGCGTCTCGATGCCCGTGAGGAGGACCCCGATGTAGTCGGGGACGAGGCGCTTCCCGTCTCTGAACTCGTATTCGGCCCATTCCCTCTGGGGCATCTGCTCGCTCATCATCACCTCTTCAATGACCCGAAGAAGAACGTGTCACCACCCATGTCCATCGAGTACCCCAGGGCGTCGCAGAAGTCGTCATGGCCCTTGGGGAAAGACAGGAGCTCGACCTCGAAGGCCGTCCCACGCAGGGACGTGTGGTGGTACACCTTGTGGGCCTCGTACTTCGCGGCTACGGCCCGGGCCCGGGTGACCTTGTCAACGTCCGCCTTCTTGCCCTCGATGGGGATCCTGGGGTAGGTCGCCATGACCTCCTGGATCAGGGTGGACTGGAACTGCTGGCTCTCGACGATGACCAGTCCGATGTTCGGGTAGGCCATCCAGCCGTCGTAGACGAAATCCGCGTGGTGGCTCTCGCGCTTGTCGCGGTAGGCCGAGAGGACGTAGAAGTCTCCGGTCTCGAGGTTCTCAGCCGTGGTGACCCTGGCGGTGTAGTCGGCCCGCTCCTTGATCGAGCTCGCGAGGTCCACGCCCATGCGGAGGGTGAACTTTCCCGCTGGCAGGACGTCAAAGTGGCCGAACGGGCCATGGAAGATGTTGCCCTCGAGGAGCCCTGAGATGTCATTCTGGTAGGAGCAGGCGAAGAGGGCCGAGCCCATCTCCTCCTTCTCCTTCAGGAGCCGGTCCACGGACCAGTATTCAGGCCAGTACGAGACGAGCCGCCCGCGCTCGTCCTCGGTCAGGGCTGCGACGACATGGCTCTTCCAGCCGAAGCCGCCGTCGTAGGTCGGCTTCATGAACTGCTCGTACAGATCTTCCTCGCCCCAGCGTGTCCCGATGACGACAACGACGCCGTCGGGGGCCAGGCAGGGTTTCAGAGTTTTCTTGAACCAGACCTCGACCGCCTCGCGCTGATCGACCGACTGGGTGTTCTCCTCGTCGAGGATGTCATCCATCAGGATCAGGTCGAAGCGCTTGGAAATGATCGCTCCGCCAACACCGACGGCGAACAGCGTCACGTCCTTGCTTCCCAGCCAGCGGCTGCCGGCGCAGAGCCACTCCTTGTCGGTCCACTTGGCCGAGGAGGGTTTGCTCTCGGGAAAGACCAGGCGGTGCGCGGCGTTCTGCTCGACGGTGTACTTGATCGCCCTGGAAAAGTCCTTGGCCTGGGTGTCCGTGTTGGACACCATGCCGATGCGGATGTCGGGAAACTTCCCTACCAGCCAGGCGCACAGGATCGTGTTGTCCCAGGTCGTCTTTGCCCCGCCCCGGGGCAGGAGGTAGACCTCGTTCTCGCGGGCGTAGATCGCCGTCAGGGTCTCGGTCACCATCTCCCGGTGGTGGATGGCCGGGACGTACCCGAAGACCAGCTCCCCGTAGGCGAAAACCGCCTCGGGCCCGTCAGTTCGAGCCAGTTCCACCAATGCGTGGGATCGGAGAGCGTTGAGCGTCTGCGGATCCAAGCCCCCGAGTTGCTTCGACAATGCCTCTGAGGACTTCGGGTCCCAGGGTTCCTCCGGCGGAAAGACTGACACCAAGGCTTCGCTCCTCCGTGATGCTGGACGGCCGTCCGAAGAGGACGTTCAGGCGGTCGATCAGG